GCAACACCGGCCGTATTTTACGCTCCGGGACGCCCGGCCTACGCTGGCCGCCGTCACCAAAGCGGGCGGCGTAGAGGGGGCGATCTATGCCGGGCTGGAAAAACTCACGGCCGACTACCTGGGCCGCGAGTTCCACAGAGACGATGGGGCCCTCTTGCGGATCGAGCGGTGCCTGATCGACGCCAACTGGGGGCAATCGACCGATGTCGTCTATCAGTTCTGCCGGCAATCGGCCCATGCGGCCGTGGTCATGCCCAGCCACGGGCGGTTCATCGGGGCGGCGAGCCGGCCGCTGAACGACTACCAGCGAAAACCCGGCGACCGGATCGGCCTGAACTGGCGGATTCCGACCGTCCAGGGCCGCCGGGCGGTGCGCTATTGCGTCTATGACACCAATTTCTGGAAATCGTTCGTATATGCCCGCCTGTCCACCGCAATGGGGGAGCGGGGGTGTCTATCGCTCTTTGGCGACCGGCCGCTCGAACACCGGCTTTTCGCCGAGCATATCACCTCCGAATACCGCGTCAAAACCGAAGGCCGGGGCAGGACCGTGGACGAGTGGAAGCAGCGGCCGGAACGCACGGATAACCATTGGCTGGATTGCCTGGTGGGCTGTGCGGTGGCCGCCTCCATGCAGGGGGTCGCTCTGCCTGGAATGGCTACCGAACCTGTCAAAGATCGTCGGCGAATCAGTTTTGCGGAGCTTCAGCGAAGGAGGCGAAGCCGATGAATGAATCTTCGAACCCAAGTCGTAGCCCACAAACTCCTAAACCAGAGCGCGGTATCGTCTGTCCCCGGTGCGGGTGCTGTCATTTTCACACGACGCGGACGGAGCCTTTGCCGAACGGCCGCATTCGCCGTCGCAAGGTTTGCAGACATTGCGAATACCGCATGGTGACCTATGAGTTACCCCTTCGAATGGTAGGGTCCGATTACTATATGTAGTACTTTTTTGCTATATGTAGTACTTTTTTTGAATTTTTGCGGAAATTTTAGATAGAGCAAAAAAAAATCCATATATAATAAAAGTAACATGGGGAACTGGAGCACACTTCGATGTCGGAAAGTCTGGAAGACGCCATTCGCAAGAACGCCGAGGGACCGGCCAAGGTAGCGGGCGATGCAGGTACGGTCGAGCAGCATTCGCTCTCCGAGCAGATCGCAGCGGACCGCTACCTAGCCAGCAAGGAGGCGGCCGGCAAGACCAAGCGCGGGTTGAGGTTCAACAAGCTTGTGCCCCCCGGCGTCGGATAGGTTGGGAGTTGTTGGTTTTGTTCCATTGGATGCGTCGCTTATGGCCAAGGAAGGCCGCTTTTACCGCTCGTTTGCGTTCCCGGCGGGTGATCAAGGCCCGCTACGATGCAGCGGCGACTACCGAGGACAATCGACGGCATTGGGCGGCCGCGGATGGGCTATCGGCTCGAGCGGCCAATAGTCCCGAGGTCCGGCGAATCCTCCGCAACCGCGCCCGGTACGAGGTAGCCAACAACAGCTATGCCCGCGGGATCGTGCTGACGCTGGCCAACGACACGATCGGCACCGGCCCGCGCCTGCAAATGCTCACGCCGAGCGCCGAAGCGAATCGCCGGATCGAGCAGGCGTTTTCCCGGTGGGCCAAGGCGGTGGGGCTGGCCGAAAAGCTCCGCACGATGCGCATGGCCCGGGCGCAGGACGGCGAAGCCTTTGCCATCCTGACCAGCAACCCTCGGCTGCCGACCCCTGTGAAGCTGGATTTGCGCCTCGTCGAGGCCGATCAGGTCGCAACGCCGGGCTTGAATCCGCTGGATTCCAATGCGGTGGACGGGATCGTCTTCGATTCCAACGGCAACCCGGTCGAGTACCACGTGCTTCGGGACCATCCGGGCGATGGGGCGTGGACGCTGGCCACGCAATACGACCGCATTCCTGCCGAGGCGATGATCCACTGGTTCCGCATGGACCGTCCGGGTCAGGTTCGGGGCATTCCGGACATCATGCCGGCCTTGCCGCTTTTCGCCCAGCTTCGGCGATTTACGCTGGCCGTGATCGCCGCCGCCGAGACGGCGGCCGACTTCGCCGGCATCCTTTACACGGACGCCCCGCCGGGCGGCGAGGCGGAAGCCGCCGAACCGTTCGAGCCGATCGAGTTGGAGCAGCGGGCGCTGATTACCATGCCCGGCGGCTGGAAGATGAGCCAGCTTCAGGCCGAGCAGCCCAGTACGACCTACGCCGAGTTCAAACGGGAAATCCTCAACGAGATCGCCCGCTGTTTGAATATGCCGTTCAACGTGGCCGCCGGGAATTCTTCGGGCTACAACTATGCCTCCGGTCGGCTGGACCACCAGACCTACTACAAGAGCCTCCGGGTCGAACAGGCACATTTGGAGACTGTGGTTTTGGATCGCATCTTGACCGCATGGCTGGATGAGGCGGTGTTTATCCAGGAGTTTTGGCCGGAAGACGTAGGGCCGATGGCGGAATGGTCGCATCAGTGGTTCTGGGACGGGCAGGAGCATGTCGATCCGGCCAAGGAGGCTGCGGCGCAGGCCACACGCCTAGCCAGCCACACCACGACCTTGGCCTACGAATACGCCCGCCAAGGCCGCGATTGGGAAGAGGCCCTGCGCCAGCGGGCCAAGGAACTAGCCTTGATGCGCGAGCTGGGCCTGGACCCCAAGGTCCTGCCGAGTCCCGCATCCGAACAAGAAGACGAAGAGGAGGAGATCACCAATGCCGCTACCGCAGCGTAAGCCGAAGGAATCGCATGATGAGTTCATTGAGCGGTGTATGAGCGATGCCACGATGGTCGAAGAATTCCCCGACGCGGCCCAACGCCGGGCTGTGTGCGAACGTCAAGCCAGAATGCGAACGCAAGCACACCTGAACCTGGTCTGCGACCCGAGCTCGATCACCATCGAGGCCGCCGAGGAGGGCCAAGACGGCAAGCCGAAGTTGCCGCGGTTCACGATGGTGGCCTATACGGGCGGGCCGATGCGGGTTTTCGGATGGAGTTACCCGGTCATCGTGGACTTGGCCGGGCTGGCCATCCCATCGCAAAACCGGCCGATCCGGTTCGGCCATGATATGGCAAGCGGCGTTGGCCATACGGATTCGATCCGTGTCGAGAACGGGCAATTGGTAGCCACGGGAGTTGTCTCTCGCAATACGGAAATCGCCCGTGAAATCGTGGCCAGTGCGAAGAACGGATTCCCTTGGCAGGCGTCGATCGGAGCGCAGGTCGAGGAATACGAGTTTGTCAAGAAGGACCAAACGGTATCCGTGAACGGTCGGCAGTTCAGCGGGCCGGTCAACGTGGTTCGAAAGGCCACGCTAGGGGAAATCAGTTTCGTGGACCTGGGGGCCGACGGGGCGACCAGCGTCCAGGTAACAGCTAACTTTTACCCACAAAAGGAGAGTCGAACGATGGAACAGGACAAACAAACGCAAGAAAAGACCCTTGAAGCGAAGGGGCAACTTGAACAGGTCGCCGGGAGCGCCTCTTTGTCCAATGAGCCTCCCAAAGCCAACGAGACGACCGTTCAAACTCAAAGCAATTCCGGAGCTGCCGATCTGGCCGCAGAGGCCGCCCGGATTGCAGCGATCCGGTCCCTTTATGGGGAAGAGCACTCTGAACTGTGCGCCAAAGCGATTGAGGAAGGTTGGGACGTTCGGCGGGCCGGACTGGAGCTTGTCCGAGCGAAACGCCCCGCAGCCCCCCGAATCGCCGTAACCGGAGACGGGCGAGACCGATTGCAGGAGGTGTTAGCTTCGGCCATTGCGGCACGGGGCGGGGTTGCCCCCGAACCGACGTTGAGGGCCGAGGCAGAACGCTGGCGTATGGCCCCGTTAACGGCCATTGCCCGGCTATGTTGTGCGCAGGCTGGGGTTTCTATTTCCCCGCAGGCAAGTAATACGGAGCTAGTGCAGGCGGCTTTTTCGACCAGGCTATTTCCCAATGTGTTAAAAGATGCCGCACAGAAAATTTCGCTAGATGGCTATCAAGCTGTAGATAAAGCCAGCCTGAAGGTGGCCCGGGTGCTCGAAGCTGTGGACTTTAAGCCGCATACTCTTGTTCGATTAACTGGCCAATATCGCCTAGAAAAGGTTGCGCCCGACGGCGAATTGCCGCACGCCCAGCTTACTGACCAGGGCTATACGATCAAGGTCGATACCTACGGGCGGCTGGTCGGGCTGACCCGGCAGGACATCATCAATGACGACCTTGGGGCTTTTGTGGAAATCCCACGGCAGATTGGCCGCGGGGCCGCCCTGGCCCTCGAATCGGCCTTCTGGACGATGGTGGAGGGCGCCAATGGGGCATTCTTTACCGCTGGCAACAACAATGTCATCAGCGGCGCTTCGTCGGCCTTTGGTATTGCGGGCCTGAATGCCGCGATTGCCAAGCTCCGCAAGCAGAAGGACGAGGCGGGCAACCCGATCAAGGCCCGGCCCCGCTACGTTGCGGTGCCGCCCGACCTGGAGGCGGACGCAACCCAAATCTACACCAGCAACGTCTTACTCGCTGCTGGCAGTACGGACAAGGTGATAGGGGCCAATAACCCGCACGTCAACAAGTACGAGCCGGTCGTCAGCGAATACCTGACCGGTTCCGGCGCTTCCAGTGTGTGGTATCTGACGGCTGATCCGGCGGATGTCCCGGCCTTCGGCGTTGCCTTCTTGCGGGGGCAGCAGGCTCCGACTATCGAGGAAGCCGACCCCGACCCGAAATACCTCGGCACGCTTTGGCGTGGGTATTTTGATTTTGGAGTGGCCCTGTTAGACCCCCGCGGGGCGGTCCGGGCCAATGGCAGCTAACCATAGGAGGATAGAAACATGCCTACCGCAGTAAAAATTTCTTCCGGTGAAATGATCGAATACACGCCCTCGAGCGACGTGGCTGGCGGGGCGGTTGTGTTGCAAGGCGACCTGATCGGGATTGCCTTGCAGGCGATTCCAGCGAACACCAAAGGCGCTTTGGCGGTCCAAGGCGTCTTTGACATTGCCAAGACGACTGGGACCGGCACAGCCGTTACCGCGGGTG